CCAATATTGAGTGTGTTGGGAGTTTTAAATGATGATTATGAGGGTGGTGAATTTGTTTTAATAGATGAAAAAATAGATTTATCAAAAGGTGATATTATAATATTTCCAAGTAACTTCATGTATCCTCATAAAGTTGAACCTGTAACGAAAGGTACTCGTTACTCTTACATAAGTTGGATATGGTAAAAAAGAAAAAACAAAAAGTAAGATTTCATAGAGGTGATAGAAAGCCGGGACCAGGATTGAGTAAGAAACTAAAATATAAAGTAGAGATGGCTAAAGAGGGTAAGAAAATACTTTGGCATGTCGTTGAATCACCGACAGGTTTTGTTGTTGGTAAATACTTCTTTGAAGATGACGCTAACTCATTGGCCGACTTTCAAAATAAACACCGTGTTTGGCAAGAAAATGGTGGCATACCAAAATTTTTGTGGAATTACTAGTTGCCAAATACTCCTAAATAGTGTAAGGAGAGAATATGGGAACATTAGCAGCTAAAAGATTTAAAGAAAACTACAAGGCAAGTGGCGGTCCTTACAAGGGTCAAGGCTATAGAGAAATTGCTAATAATAAAATTAAAGATAAAAGAGAATTTATATTAGGTTCAAATGCTAATGGTAGTAAAGTATATGGCCTTCAATTAATACAAGACAAAGATAAGTATTTTATATCTTATACAAATTCAAAATCATCAAAAAAAGAAGTAGGTAAAAAATCAGTAGGTTCATTTTTCAAAGACCCCGACTTTGGTGGTGGTAGAGGTTCAGGTGGTGGTTCAGATGATACTGCTGTTACTGAATCATTACAATGTTATTTTCTTTCAATATTATTTAATACTTCAGCAACTAAATTAGATAATAAAAATACAGAGTTAAAAAAATTACAAGAACAACAAAATTATTGTTTTACTTTTGATAAATCAACTAGATTTAAAGCTGAAGTTTTATATGAGAAATGTCCCGAAGATTGGTTACAAACAGATGTTTTCATAAAATCTGCTAATGCAATATATAATTCAGTATATGCTAAACCATTTAAAAATAGAAGAGTTTATTTTCATAGAGGCTCGCCATACATGAAAGCTGTTTATGATAATAAAAAAAGAGCTCAAGATTATGACAAAAAAAATAATAATCCACCTTTAGCACCTGGCTCTTTTAATGATGATAAGTGGAATCCTGGTGATATATGGATGAGTACAAAATCACCGACTGATAAAAAACCTTTTGCAAACGGCAGAGATGAACCTATTGAGTGGATTGATTTGAGAGAGGCAGTTAGAAATACGGCAGACGACCATACTCTAGGCATATCATTAAAAAAAGTTGGTGGTGCTAACGCAATGATAACACCATTTAATACAAGAAAAAGAACTCATAATAATAATACAAAATTTTCAGGTTTTTCTTTTGGTAAAACAGGTGATTTTTTTGGTTCAACAGATGTTTATTTACATTTTAATGATGGCGGTTCAATGCAATGTAGAGCTAGTAATGTAACTTCTCAATGGCAAGGTAATATGACAGGTAAATATGCATACGCTGGTAAAATAGGTGGTGGTAATATTAATCACTATGTAGAAAAGGTATTTAAAAAATCAATTGGTAAAAATAGTGTTTTAGGAAATAGTTGGAAAGAAACTTATTATAGTAATTCAAACCTAGATAAAATGTATCTATTATATGAAAAATTTATTAATAAACAAAAACCAGGTATTAAAGACCAGGTAGTATTAGATAAACAGGCTTTTAAAAATGCTGCTGATAATTATACAAGTAGGGGTAGGAATGCAAGTAAGGCATTTTACTTTGCAAAATATATGAACTTACTATTTTTAGAATCAATAGGTGCTCAAACCAAAAGTGCCAAACTTGATGAACTATCAAGGGTAATAGTCAGATATGCTATGTCAAATACAGACATATCTACTTTCTTTATTAAAGTTTCTTAAAGATATTTTGATTTTTGTTTGTGTTCTTTTTCTACTTCATTCTCAATATAAGAGTTAGTAGCATATTCAACAGCAATCTCTTTAGCTTCTTCTAAATCATCAGCGTAGTATTCGTCAGATGTTTGAAAATCAAACTCATTTTCATCTTCTTCTTGGTCATTATAATAAACTATATACAAGTCTTTATCAATGTGGTGAAAATAGCCTATAAGTTTATCTTCAGGCGTCTTAATGTTATTATCTTTATCTACTATCATGTCTTCTATATTATATGTCATATTGTTTCCTTTCATAATTATGTCTATAATATACACTATCTGGAGAAATAATCTAGTGAAATCGGCAACAATATTTTTCACTTAATAAACCTTATAAATAGTATTATATTTGTTGATGAATTTGTTGAAAAAAGTGCTTGCCAAGGTACTTCAATTATAGTATAATGGATAAAAATGAGAGAGAAAAATGTTTAGTTTTAAAGGGTTTCAAACCCAAGATAAGAATACACACCTAGAACACCTAGAAGATGACATAATCAATAGAGGTGCCAAAGGCGGAGAGAATGCTATAAACTTTCTAAAATCTGTTAGAAACATGTTAGCAGGTTCAGCCGGTGGTGTCAATATGACCGTCAAATGGGACGGTGCTCCAGCAATAGTGTGTGGTGTAAATCCAGAAAACGGCAAATTCTTTGTCGGTACTAAATCAGTATTTAATAAAACCCCTAAAATAAACTATACTACATCTGATATTCGTAGAAATCATGGTGGTGAGGTTGCAAAAAAATTACAAGTATGTTTAGCTAATCTATCAAGACTAAACATAAGAGGTATCTTACAAGGTGATTTATTATTTACAGACGATTTAAAATTAATTAATATTGATGGTGAAAAAATGATATCATTTACACCAAATACAATTACATATGCTGTTCCTGTTGATAGTGATATTGGTAAAAGAATTGCTAAAGCAAGAATGGGTATTGTGTTTCATACATCATATTCAGGTAAAACTATGGATAGTTTATCTGCTAGTTTTGGTACCGTTAGAGGTGCAGGAAATAGAAATGTATTTTTAGCTAGTGCAGGTTACAAAGAAACTGCTGTCATGTTTAATAAAAGAGAACTATCAAGATTTGACGCACAAATAAGAATGGCTGAGGGCTCATTAAGTAAAGCAGCTCCTATTTTAGATTTAATGAGTAAAACATCTAGCGACCAACTATCAGTTGGTTTTAGATTAAAAACTTACTTTAATTATTTTATTAAAAACTCAAATAGTGGTATGGGCAAAGTTGCAACTATGCAAGAACAATTTAGAGATTATTTTAATAACATATTACAGACAGAAATAGACGCAAAGAAAACACCTAGAGGTAAAGAGAGATTTATTAGAGCACAAAAAGATGGTTTAAGATTTATAGATAGAAATAAAAGAGCGCTGTACTTTGCAATTGCAAGTCATATAACATTAGGCACTTGTAAAAATACATTATTACAAAAGATGAATCAAATACAAAGTATTGGTAATTTTATGAGAACATCAAAAGGTTATAGAGTTACAGCACCAGAGGGTTATGTTGCAGTTGATAAAGTTGCAGGTGCAGTAAAACTTGTAGATAGATTAGAATTTAGTAGGCAAAACTTTACAATGCCAAAAGGGTGGAATTAATGATAACTATACCAGATTTAATTGACAATATAAAAAAGAAACTTATAAGAGTTTTAGATTGTTATTATAGTATTATAGAAAGTCTAGGCGTCAAGTTTACAAACTACGCTTGGCATAAAAGATGGTGCAATAGAGAGAAAGGTACAGGTTATAAAAAGTGAAAAATTTTGATGACATAAGATTTCAAGATTTGCAAGAAGGCTTATATGACCCCCATATATTTAAAGCATTCTTTTTAGCAGGTGGTCCAGGTTCTGGTAAAACATTTGTAACTAGAAATGCATTTGGTGGTACAGGTTTAAGACAGATTAATTCTGATAGTGCTTTTGAAAACGCATTAAAGAAAAATGGTTTATCTTTAAAAATGCCTGAAGATGAGGCAGAGGTAAGAGATATATTAAGAGCAAGAGCAAAAGGTACAACTGATAAAACTATGGACTTATCAATCAAAGGTAGATTAGGTATGGTCATTGATGGTACAGGAAGAGATTACGATAAGATTGCTAATCAAAAGGCAATACTACAACAATTAGGTTATGATTGTTATATGATATTTGTAAACACTAGTTTAGATGTTGCATTAGAAAGAAATAAAAAAAGAGAAAGAAGTGTGCCAGAATATATTACTAGAAAATCACATGCTATTGTTCAAAGTAATATTGGCAAATTTCAAAATAGTTTTGGCATGGGTAACATGGTAATTATTGATAATAGTAAAGACGATAGAGAACTTACAACACAAATTATGGATAGATGTTCTAAAGCAGTTAGAAGATTATTAAGTAACAAGATTAAGTCATACACAGCAAAAAGATGGATGGCTACAGAAAGAAGATTAAGAAGAAGAAAATGAAAACCTTTTTAGAAGCAGTAATAGATATACCAAGAAGAACATACGCTAAAGGTGTATTTGATAATGCTGATACTAACAATCCTAAAATTAAAGATAGTGTTAAGGCACAGATTGATAAACAGATTGAA